CGCTCCAGGTCGTGCCGGAAAGAATAAAACACCAGCACCGGCCTGCCGTTGATGGCCTCAATGATATCCTCCAGGGCATCCAGCTTGGCATGGTGGATGGGGTGGACCCTTCCATCCTCATCGTAGACAGCGCCGTTGGCGATTTGCAGGAGCTTGTTGGAGACCACCGCCGCGGTGCCGGCATCCACCACCGCATCGGGGCCCAGTTCCAGCACGGCCTCTTTCTCCATTTCAGCGTAGGCCGCCCGGGCTGCATCATCCAGCTTGACCGTGTGGACCACATCCACCCGCTCTGGGAGCTTGATATAGTCGCAGGCTTTCATGCTCACGCAGATGTCTGAGATTTTACTGTATATCTCATCCTCGGCTCCGGGCTTTGGCACCCAGTCATAGACCACATAGCCGTTACGGCGGCCGGGGTTGAAATATCGGTTTCGGTATTCGGTCAGCGTCCGTCCCAGCCGCTCCCCCTGGTCAAGCAGATAGATCTGGGCCCACAGGTCGATGAGGCCGTTGGGGCTTGGGGTGCCTGTTAGCCCAACAATGTGCTTGATGAGGGGCCGCACCTTCCGCATGACCTTGAAACGCTTGGAGCT